CGCGGGTGAGAGGTCGCGGCGGGTCGACCACCAGAGCTCGATGTCTTCGCGGGTGGCGGTCCCGGCGATTCCGACGGATCGGAGGACGCGGCGGCGGGCGGCGATGGTGTTGGGCGGGGTTCGTTCGGCGTCGAGGTGGCCGAGCCATTCCGTGCTCAGTCGATCCATCATGTCGAATAATCTACCTTATCGGTCATTTTCGGGGTACGCTTGCCGCCATGAGCATCCGCAACGCAGTCGTCGCCGTCACCGCAGCAGCAGTCCTCGGCTTCTCCGCCGGCGTCATCCGCGACACCGACGGCACCGACGTCCAGCTCTACGGCGGGACGGCCCGTTACGACACGACGCACGGCTGGTTCCTCGTGGAGAACGACACGCACGCCGCGCTCGGTGTCCGCGACCCGACGTGCGACCGCCACTCGGGGCTGCTGACGGTGTTCCTCGACCGTCCGGCGGCGCGGGTGGTGTCGTCGTGGGCCGACACGGACGAGACGTTGTCGCTGTACGGGTACACGGTGGGGGCGTCGGTCGGCGTGGATCGGGTGTACCTGCGGTTCACGAAGGCGGGGGCGATGGTGCCGTGCCAGTCGGTGGGGTTGGCGTTGCGGAATGGCAACGTGTGGTTCGGTGGCATCATGCTGCCGACGGAGTAGGAGGCGTCATGACCAGTAGTGGAACGCCGGCGGTGGACCTCGACGACCTCGCGCCGCACGAACTGGACTGTCTCGTCGCCGACCTCGAAAGCGATCGGGGCTGCACCTGCCGTGGCCCCGCACTCGTTATGGAGGTCGAGCGGCTGCGGGCGCGGGTGCGGTGGCTCGAGACTCAGATCGCCCGCACCGGCGTGCCCGACTAGCCCCCCAACAACGAACGAAGGCCCCGCACCCGACAGGATCGCTGTCAGGTGCGGGGCTTCGGCTTGCGGGGTTGGAACGGGTCGGGCCAGCGTGCGTGGCCGAGGGCGTACTGCCGGATGACGCCCCACCATGCGGGGTCGTCGCCTGCGCGGCGTGTCAGCAGCGTGACGAGGTCGTCGGGTCTAGGATGCTCGGGATGCGCTCGGCCTTCGGGTCGCGGTGCTGCCGAAGGTGACGCCCCGTCCTCGTGGCGGGGCGTTGCCGTGTCAGGCTCCCTCGGCGGTGTCACCCGTGGCGGCTTCCTCGTCGTCGCCCTCCGTGAAGAACCCGCCAGCCTCCGCCCACACGCCCTTGAACCCATCCACGACGGCGGCGACGATCTCCTCGAGGCCGACGGTGGATGCGCCGTCCGCGCGGGTGGGGACGATGAGGGTGAAGTTGATGTCGCCCGCTTCGGCCTGGGCACGGATCTCGCTCACGACACACCCCTCAGACTCGCGCGGGACTTCACGATGTTGGAGCGGGAGTGCCCGCCGCAGTCGTCGCACGTCCACTGGGCGTAGGACTGCACAGCCGCCGTGTACCAGCCGTTGCGGCGCACCGACTCGGACGCGCAGTAGGGGCACCGCTTCTCGTCCGTCAACGCCAGGGCGCCGAGGTTGAGGCCGCGGATCCACGGGCGCAGGCGCTCGAACACGCCGCCGAGGGTGTCCTGCGCGACGTCGCCGAGGTTGTAGCGGCGCATCTTCCGGCGCGCCTTCTCGTCGCCGGCGAGGCAGGCGCGTGCGTCGGCGATGGAGTAGTGGCCCGCCTTCCCGCCGAGGCCGAGGATCGCGGACAGGTGCGCGAGGGACTTCGACGGGTAGCCGAACTGCGACGCGACGCGGTACAGGTCGACGTGCTTGAACGGTGCGGGCGGGGGCAGCTCGGCCTCGAGCCACGACTGCTTGAGCCAGGGGATGTCGGCGCCGGTGCCGTAGTAGGTGACGACGTGGGTTGCGTCGTTGACGAGCCGCCACGATTCGCGGGCGAGGTGGTGGGGGTCGTCGTTGTCCCAGGATGCGTGGAACTCGCCGCGTTTGCGTCCGTCCCACCGTGCGGCGAAGCACAGCATCCGGGGCTGTTCGTCCCACTTGGAGGGGTGCGGGCCGTAGGACATGCGGGCGAAGTCCTTCGGGTGCCAGATGTCGAGGGTGACGGACCCGGGGACGCGCTCGAGGTCGATGAACAGGATGCGGGGGCCTGCGGGTGCGAGTTCGGCGAGTTCGTCGAGGTTCACCGGGAGCATCCGCAGCGCTGGGCGCGGTGGTGGTTGATGCGTTCCGGGCGCGCGAACCGCTCGGGCACGCCCTCGTCGCCGACGAGCGCCTCCACGATCTTGCCGGTGTGTGCGGCGTCGTTGTCGAGGGCTCGGCGGAGTGCGTCGGAGCGGTCGGGTGGGAGGACTCGGAGCAGCCATGCCCCGGTGCATTCCTTGGGTTCGGGTCCGGCTTCGAGCGGGGTGACGGTGGCGAGGTCGTCGAGGTTCACGTGGTGCTCCCTACGGTGGTCACGCGTGGGATGTACGTTTCGCGGGCCGTTCTGTACGTTTCGGTAGGCCAGCGGCTCCCGCTTCGGTAGCCCCGGGTGCGACGTTCCCGTAACGGAATCGTGCTCAGGTGGGGCGCGTCGTCCACAGGTTTGGGTGTGGTCAAGCGCAGCGCCCGCCCCGTGTGCTTGGGGCGGGCGCTGCAACCCATCGCCGCTGACCACGGTCGGCGTGGGGGTCTGGTGGTAGGCTTGCCTCCTGCGTTCCTTGGAGCGCGAAGGGAAGACGGGCCTCCGCCTCGGTGCGCTAACACCGGGATCAAGCGGGGGCCTCGTCTTTGTCAGAGGTTCTTGATGAGGGATGCCCAGCCGCGGGCGTTGATCTGGAACGACCTGTTGCCGACCGCGATGAGGTACGGGTGGCGCAGCAGGTAGCCGCCCCACGCCTTCGACAGCGCGTCGTCCCACTGGTCACCCGCGGGGAGGCTGAGTGCCTGCCGCATCGTCGCCACCACGGGGCCACGCGTCGGCGCACGGTACGGGCCGTGGAACGCGGGGATGACGGGGCCGTACACGAACGGGGTCTGCGTCGGGCGCGGGTGGTAGTCCGGCCCCGACGACGACAGCCCATCCCGACCGCGGTCGTACTCGCGGACCTGGAACGCGGCACCCGTCGACAGCCCGCCCTCGAAGCGGTCGATGCCGTGGATGTGCGGGTCGAAGCCGCCGTGGGCCTTGTCCCGCTTCCACGCGCACACGCCGCGCTGACGGAGCGCGACGACGAGGGGTTCCACCTTCGCGGCGGGCAGGTTCCACACGCGGAGGTCGAACGCGCCGCCGCCGTCGTGGGTCGTGCCCGACAGTGCGCCCTTGTGCCACGACCCTTGTGTCACCACGGCGGACGACTCGGGGAGGCCGACAGCCTTGTACGCGTCGCGGATCAGCGCCCACTCGCGGGCCGTCAGAACGACTTCGCCGGCGGGTCCGGGGTGCGCGATCCGGGTCGCCGCGGGGACGACGGCGGGCATCAGTCGCCCTCGTGCGCGCCCGGCTCGGGCAGCACCTCGGCGTTCGTCAGCGACGGGCCGTCCTGCGACGTCACGGCGTCCGACCCGAGCGAGGTCAGCACCGACAGCACGGCGCCGAACAGCACCGCGAGGCCGGTCGCCTCGGCGGCGGGCACGACCTGGCCGACCGCTGTGAACGTGGCGACGCCCCACGCAGTGAGGCCGAACTGTGCGCCGGTCTTGACGGCACGCTCGGCGGCGGCCTTCCAGAATGCCTTCGTGAACATGGTCAGTTCCTTCGGTTGATGTGGTCGCACTTCGGGCAGTAACGGATCAGATGGATCACACCGGTCGCCCTGTCGCGGACGAACCGGGTCGTGCGGGAACCCGAGCACCAGCGGCAGCGCATCGCGTCCGGCTTCCCGAACCGTTCACGCTCACTCGCATCCGACATGGGGCGGTCCTTCCGTCGACGCCACGGCCAGCGCATGGACGCCCCCCGCGGACTACGTGCCGGTGAACTGGCGGAGCGACGAGAACACGCGGTGGTGGAAGTCGTCCGCGACGCGGGAGCCGCCCATCGTCACGTTCGACGTTGCGACGGTCCCCGGCACGGTCGTCCCCGACCGCGTCATCCGCGTCGAGATGACACCCGACGTCGGCAGCGCCCAGTTGAACCGGTTCATGCCGACGACCGCGGACGCCGACTGCGTGACGACACCGTTGACGAGGAGCTCTACGGTTCCCGCAGCCTTCGCGAACGCCAGCACCTCGACCTCGTTCACCGCGGGAGTGGAGCCCCACGCCAGCCCGAACCGGGACTGCGAGCCGGTGAACGAACCCAGCGCGTAGGGGTGGATGCGGTGGAACAGGTACAGGCCGTCACGCTGGACGACGGGTGCGGCACCGGTCTTCCACCAGTGCAGCCAGTACGTGTTCAGGTCGGCGAGGGAGTAGCCCTGGTTCTCCGACGGGCACAGGTGCGCGTGCTCCGCGAAGTCGTTCCACGTCGCCTGCTGCACCATCTCGCAATTCGCGCCGGCGTCGATCGCGGCCCGCCACGTGTTCTCGAGGGTGCGGGACCCGCGGGACTCCCACCAGCGGTAGCCGGATTGACCGGTGTCGTTGGGGCGGTTGTCGCCGGGGGACACGGGATGCATCCACGGCTTGCCGAACTTCGAGTGCGAGTAGGCCGGCGCCCCGCGGTTGTTCGTCGACGTCGACTTCGTCGCCACGTCGTCGCGGTCGCCCCAGCGGGACAGGCCCCAGGCGAGCGCGCCGAGGGACGACGCCGCGCCAGTCGTCGACAGTGTCCAGTCCGACACCCAGCAGAACCACAGGTTCACGGTCTTGCCGTAGGTGCCCGACATCCGCGACTTGAAGGCGTTCCAGTAGGTGATGCGGGACGCCGGGTCCGAACCGGTGGAGTACGACTCCGGGTTGTAGATCGGGATGGTGAGCGTCGACCCGCCGCCGTAGTACCAGAGCCCCGCCTGCGACAGCCACGTGCCGTAGGTGTCGGCGAGCTGGTTCGCGGTCGCCGTGTTCGTCGCCGAGCCCTTGCCGTCGGGCATGGGCATGATCCACACCCGCTTGCCGGTGTCCGCGTAGTAGGCGTCCGACGCCGTGAACAGGCGGTTGATGTTGTTGAAGTTCTCCGTCGACGTCCCCGACCACGACACGTAGTCGATGAAGATCACATCGAACTTCGCGTCGCTGATCCGCTTGACCTCGTCGTACATGTCGAGGGCGCGCCACGTCGCACCGCGCGGGGCGCGGGGGATGGGGCGGTCGCGGGTGTCGCCGCCATAGGCGACGTTGGCACCCGAACCGGGCATCCGCCACGTGTTGTCCCACGTGTCACCCGCGCCGCCGAGGGCCTTCGGGTTGCCGTTGTCGTGGCTGATCTCGTACCACGGCACGTAGTGGGTTGCGGCGGGCTTGCCGGTGTAGGTCTGCTGCAGATCCCAGGGGAGGTTGGCGCGGGAGTCGATGGTGCCCGTGGACGGGTGGTATGCGGTGATGCTCGACGGGGTGATCCACGTCCCCGCGGACTTGATCCGCAGCTTCGCGGTCACGAACGTGCCGGCGACCTTGACCTTGCACGTGAACCCGGGGGTGAGGGACGACGCCTGCGAGCGGAGGACGACGTACACGACGACGCCGGTGACGGACGCAGCGTTGCCGGTGCCCGTCGCCGTGGTCGTGCCCGACGTGCCCGACGCGATCGGCTTGTCGAGGAGGCACCACTGGTAGGACGTGGTGCCCGCACGACCGGAGCCGCGGGTGCCGAGCGAGCCGACGGTGAAGCCGGTCGCGGTCAGGTTGAACCCGGAGTAGGCGCCCGCCGTGAAGTCGCCGATAGCGCAGCCGACGGCGACGACGAGGTCGTTGGTGGCTGCGGAGAACGTGCCCGACACGATCGACAGGGACGTGTTCGAGTTGGTGTCGGTGACGCCCTGCTGCGTGAGGATGGTGAGCGTCTCACCAGCGGCGGGGGCGTACTGCTCGATGCGGGCGTGCCCCTTGGTGCCGGTCGCGGTGAGGGAGATGTTCCCCGACTCGGACCCGGTGCTGATCTTGTAGTAGACGCGGGCCTGCGTGACACCGCCACCGGAGAACGGCGACCCGGGCAGCGCGGTCCACCCGGACGGCGTCGCCGACGTGATGGTGCCGTCCGCGGACGCGGCGTGCAGGAGGAGCAGGTTCCCGGCGACGAGGGACGCGGGCAGGGGGACGCTCGCGGACGTCGTCAACGACTGGACGGTGCCAGCGTTGACGTAGGTGGGGAGTCCCATCAGGGGATCGCCACCCAGATCGTTCCGTCGGGGGCGTTCACGGGCGCGGTCTTCGACAGGACGATGTTCGCGCCCGCGGGACCGGCGGGGCCGACGGGACCGGGCGCACCAGCCGGACCGGCGGGGCCGGGGATGCCGTCCGCGCCAGCCTTGCCGGGGGCACCTGCAGGCCCCTGCGGGCCTGCGGGACCGACCGGCCCCACCGTGCCGGGGCCACCCTGAACGGCGGCGAGGAGGGCGTCGACCTCGGCCTGCGTGTAAACCTGCACGGTCACGGCTGAATCCAAACTGTGCCGTCGGCTGCGCCTGCGGGCTCGGTGGCGGAGATGATGAACGGGGTCGGCGTCGACGGTGCGACGACGGCCCAGTTGCCGGACACGACCGTGAGGACGTAGCCGTTCTGCGACGAGTTCACGGCGGGCACTCGGGCGTCGATCTCGGTGAAGTTCGAGTTGAGCTTGGTGCCCCACGTGCCGTTGTCGCCGCTGACGGCGGGCAGTTGGATCGCCATGTGTCGGTCTCCTATGTCTCAGCGGTACCAGGCGACGCCGATGTTGACGACGGCGACAACGGCGACGAGGACGGCGATGCGGATGTTCGCCTTGCGGTCGGCTACGACGGCTCGGTCGGCGGCGTCGGCGTCGAGCTCGGAACGGGTCACGGCCTCACGGGCGACGGTCTCGAGCGAACGGATGCGCGCTTCGTGGTCGTCGAGGTCTTTCGTGTGGTCGCGGATGACGGTCTTGAGGTCGGCTTCCACTACGGCGAGTCGCTCCCCGAGGCTCGTGAGGGTGGTGAGGATCTGATTGAGGAGCGCCGAGTCAGCGGCGCCGGGCGTTGTCACTGCGCCTGCCAGAGAACGTCGACGAAGGTGAACGGGGAGCCGAGGACGGTCGCCAGGGAACCGCCCGAGGTCTGTGTTGCGAAGCACTCGATGTAGTCGCCGGCGTTGAACCAGTAGTCGCGGCTTCCGTTGACCTGCCCCGATGACGTCGCCGTTGCTGCGGCTCGAGGCTGCATCACCTGCGTGCCACCACCGGATGCGCCCGCGGCGTTCATGCGCACGTCGACGGTGCGGATACCGGTGGCGTTCGCAGCGAAGAACACCGACACCTTGATGCTGTAGAGGCCCGCGGTGGTGAACACGATTCGGGACGTGTTCGACGACGTCGAGTGCATCGAGTCGGAGTCGTAGTTCTCCGTGTCCCAGTTCATCAAGTAGGCGGTGCCCGACGTGGTACAGGTCGTCGCCGTCGTCCCCTGGTAGATCGAGCAGCGGGGACGGTTCACCCAGAACGACTGCGCGTCGCGGACGTAGGTGTTCTCATCGGCGGCGGTGACCTTGTCACCTACCGCGACCGTGTGAGTGGTGGGAATCGTTGCCACGGGTGCCCCTTCCGGGGTGACGGGTGCGGGTGGTCAGAGGGCGTAGCGGGCGGTGTTCCACACGTCGACGCGCTCACCGGAGGCGTGGACGCGGGCGACGGTTCCGTTCTGGGCACGGGCGGTGATGGTCACGGTCTGCGGTGAGCCGGCGCCGCCGGGCGCGGAGACGGTGACGCACTCCCCGTTCCAGTCGAGCTGCATCGGATACATGCCCGCGCTCGTGGTCAGGGTCGGGCCGGACGCCGTCGTGATGATCAGCGTCCCCGTCGCGGTGGTGCCCATCGCGGTGCCACCGGTGCCGGTCGCTGCACCGTCGGCCCAGCCGTAGCGCCCGTAGTCGGCGTCGTCGTACTTCGCCTCCGCGGGGGCGTCGGCGGGCTGCAGGTTCAGCGTCACCTCGTAGCCGTAGACGGTGGGGCGCTCGGTCCAGCCGAGGACGTAGCCGTCCATCTGCGTGACACCGAAGTACGTCGACGGCAGGTTCGACACGCGGACCCGTTCGCCGGGGGCGAGGCCGAACCAGTTGGAGTAGAGGTCGTTGGAGGCGGTGGCGAGGTCGAACGTGACCTTCGACAGTCGCAGCTTCGACGACTTGGTCTGCGCGATGAGGTCCGACGCGGACGCGGCGAGCATGTTCGCGTCGGCGAGCACGGACTGGCGTTCCGCCGTGGACGCGCCGTAGGTGCCGGTGAGGGTGGAGTCGGTGACGGTGACGGCGTCGAGGCTCGTCTTCGCGGTGGCCGACGACACCTTGTCGTACACGTTCCGGTCGAGCGTCGGGCCGCCGACGAGGTCGTCCTCCGCGTCGAGGGTGAGGTCGACTGTGGTGTCACGGCTGTCCGCGTTCGCGACGAGGATGATCGGCTGCGGGTCCGACTGGGAGTAGGCGACGTAGGCGATCCCAGCCTGCGAGTTCGCGAGGTCGGCGACGACGTCGAGCGCACTGCGACCGTCGGTGGCTGGCGGCACGGCGATGACGGACGACACGCTGCTCGACCAGCCAAGGGACGCATTCAACCCGTCGACGCCGGACTGCGTGGCGGCGTTCTGCGTCACCGTCGCCAACGACTGCCCGACGCTGAGGAGGTAGGAGTGCGCGGCAAGGAGGTTGCCCTGGCTCGCGAACAGGTCACGGGCGGAGATGTCCATCTGCCCGCCGAGGTACACGAGCTCCCACGACACGGGCAGTGTCGACGACACGCTGTAGGTGTCCCCGTCGACGTAGAACGTGTTCGGGTCGAAGCTGACGACGTGCCAGCCGGGTTCCGCCGTCACCGTGGCGAGGGTGGTGCCGGTGCCGGCGTCGTACTCGACGAACGTGATCGTCGATACGCCATCCCACTCGGCGCAGAACCCGTTCAGGTTCGGGCGGAACGGGCGACGATCCGTCATCGTCAGGAACTTCCCCGACGACCCGGCGTTCAGTCGGACGGCGACACCGATCCCGGACCATGCGGCGCTGAACAGCGGACCGGGGGTGAACTGGAAGCCGACACCGTTCGTCAGCGACACGCAGTCGTCGCCACCGCCGGGGAACGAGGCATCCGCCTGCCACGACAGTTCGCCGCCCGTCGTCGGCTGGTACGCCGTCAACGACGCGATACCGGCGACAGCGTCGAGGTAGCGGTAACCGCCCCGAAGCGGGAACAGGAAGCACGCCTGCGTCGGGCCGGCGCTGATGGTCGCTTCCTCGGCCTGCAACATCGGCAGCAGGGGGAGCGGCATCGTGTTGCGCGCCAGGTCGCCGAGCGCGTCGACGGCCTGGACCCGCGTCTTCGACTGGTTCGGGACGTCGGGGAAGTCCGGCTCCCACGTCGTCACCCGCCCCACGAACCGCGCCGACGACGCCAACGTCCCCGAGTAGGGGCCGGTCCCGTAGGCTCCCGTGGAGTACCCGCCGGGGGTGCCCTTGTTCACGACGACGCGGATGCGCTTGCCCTCGACCACGTTCGGGTAGTTCGCCGACAGTGGATTGTCGGGCGTCCACGTGCCGTCGAAGTTGTCGAGGATCAGGTCGAGGGTGCCGGGCTGGATGTCACCCGCGGGCGAGTCCTTCCCGACGGTGATCTCGATGGAGTCGCCGACGACCGACGTCGTGATGTCCGTCCACACGCCCGCGGTCAGCTCGACCTCGACGACGTAGGAGTTCGGGAACCCGGCAGCCACGGACCCCCCTTAGAAGTTGATGACGGCGCGACCGGAGCCCTGCGCCTGCCGCATGGCGTCGAGCACGACCCGCCCGATCTGCTGCGGGGTGCCGAGGGGCTGCGTGATGTTGATGGTGACGCCGCCCATGCCGCCGCCACGTCCCAGCGGGACGACAGCCTCCGCACCGGACTCGCCGATCAGCGCAACCGTGGGGCGCGTGACGATGCCGCCCTTCGCGAGGTGCGGCATCCGCGGGAACCCGACATGACCGCCACCCATCGGGCCGGGGAGGTCGAACGACATGCTGCCGAACGTCGCATTCCACGAATCCGACAGGGCGTTGAACGCCCGCTTGAAGACGGTCACCATCGTCACGATCGAGATGGTCGCCCGGTAGACCGCGTCGGCGAGACCACGCGCCCACGAGTCGATGACCGACCCGACCTTGCCGAACGCCGCCAGGACCACGGCAGCGCCGCGGACCTGCGTGCCGAGGGTGCCGAACGCGAACTTGAGCACCGGGATCACCACGGTGCCGAGGTCGTTGAAGAACTGCTTGTTCTCGCGGACGGTGCGGTTCATGTCGGCGAACGCGGACTGCACCTCGTCGATTGCCGGTGCCAGGTACTCCGACAGCGCCGCCGTCAACCGCTCCAACGCGGGCTCGCCCGTCGTCGACATCCAGTCCGCGAACGCCTCAAGCATCGGCAGCACCTTGTAGCCGATGGACTCCTTGAACTCGTCGAACGCGATCCCCAGCCGCGCCATCTTGCCCTCGTAGGTGCCCGCCGCCGTTGCGGCCTGCCCCTCGAACTGCGTCGACAGGTTCGCCACGATCTGCGAGTACGACAGCGTCTTCCCGTGCGTGTCCTTCACCGCGACACCGAGCTTCGCAAGACCCGCAGTGTTCCCCGTGTACGCCTTGCCGAGCGCGACGGTCACCGACTGCAGGTCGCGGCCCGTGCCGGCGGAGATGTCCAGCGCCAGGTTGAGGAGGTCCTGCGACTTCGACACGTCGCCGGTGGCGCGCACCAGTTGTGCCAGCGCGGGGCGGAGGTCGTCATCGGCGACACCCGTCGCCCGCTGCAAGCGGTCGATCCAGTCCTCGGTGGCGTTCACCTGCGCGTTCGTCGCATGGGTGACTGACACCAGCGTCTTGTTCAACGCCGCCGACGACTTCTGATCCTTCGCCGCAGCCTGCGCCGCGTCGTACAGGGCAGCACCGACAGCGACCGCCGCAACAGCGACGGTGCCCGCGATGGTGCCGAGCTTGGACATGGTCCCGCCGAGGCTGCTGAACCTGCCGTTCGCCGTCGTCGCGTTGTTGCTGAGACCGCGGAGGGCCTTCGACGCGCTGACGTCCTTTCCGAACAGCTTGAACGTCAGGTTGCTCGTGTTACCCGCCACGTCTCGCCTCCCGTCTCATGTGGTCGATACGTGCCGCGAATGCGAGGTAATGGCGGATCTCGAGGTCGTAGATGTTGAACGGCGACAGGGCGGGGAACTCGTGGCACAGGTCGACGAGGTATCCGGCGAGGTGCGTGTCGAAGTCGTCGAGGCCGTCGAGGTAGTCCGCTAGAGACTGGCCGGCGCCGCGTCGACCGGGTCGGAACCCGGTCGGGTAGGGTCCGGCGTCTCGTCCTCGTTCGGCTCGTCGCCGATGACTTCGAGGTCGACGATGGGGAAGTCGCACGCCTGGTCGAACGTGAGGGTGCGGTCACCGTCGAGGCGCCGCGACACCCACAGGAACGCGAGAAGCGCCCGAAGGTGCGGCTCCGAGTCGAGGATCGCCCGACCGTTGATGCGTGCCGCGCCCTCGGGCGTCTTCGCTTCCTTGGGCGACAGGACTTCGACGCTGCCGTCGGCGGTGAACGCCAGACGGTCGGACTCCTCGAGGAGCCGCGCGAGCTGCTGCAAGCCGAGGCCCGCCTGTCGGGGCAGGTCGAGGGCGAGTGCGCCCGTGACCCGCTCGAGGCTGGCGGCTTCGTACTCGTCGCCGTTGATGACGAACTTCATGTGGTGCCCCTTGTGGTCGGAGGGGTGGTGCTACTTGGTGATCTGTCGGGCGACGTCGTCCATCGCGGCTTGGAGTTTCGCGAGCATCTCCCGGCGCTTGCCGTACACGCCGCGACCGAAGTAGTTCGCCTGTCCGCGCTGGTACGCCCAACCCCACTCGTCGGGGGTACGGGACTGGTCGGCGAAGACGGGGTGGCGGAAGTGCTTGGAGTTGTAGGCCTTCGCCATGCCCTTGTGCCGAGCATTGAGGCGGGAGTCAGCGGCGGTGATCTTGACGCTGCCGCCGCCCTTGTCCGATCCCGCGAGCAGCGACGCGCGAGTCGCCTTCGCAATATCGGCGCGCAGTCCGGTCGACCGGGTGCGGCCACCCTCACGGGTGCCCACGTCCTTCACGACCTTCCGCAGACGGGTCTTGCCGCTCTTGCTCTTGACGCGCTTGAGTCGATACGTGACCTTCCCGGTCTTGGCGGGCACGCCGTCCTGCACCGCCTCGCGCACACCGTCCACGGCGAGATCCGCGGACGCCTTCAACGCCTTGCGCATCGACGCCTTGAGCTTGCGGTCTTCCACCGTCTTGATTCGCTGGATGAGTGCCCGCAGTTCGTGCGCGTCGACGGTGATGAACTCGTCGTTGCCGCCGCGCCGCGCCGCCGCGCTCGGCTTCGACACCGCTAGATCGCGTTGTCGGAGGTGCGGAGGACGACGTACATCGCCTGCGTGGCGGTCGTCGTCTGGAACGCGGTGAAGTTGTGCTCGACGGTGATGAGGTCGCCCTTGTTCGCGACCGGGATCGCCGAACGAACCTTGATGTCGGGGAACACGAACTGCAGCGTCGACGTACCCGACGACAGCGCCTCAGCCGACGTGTAGGTGACGACGAGGGGGCGGGACGTGTTCGCGAGGTAGTCGTCGCGGTACGTCGTCGCCTCGTACTCCGCCGTGAACGAACCGGAGATCTCGCGGAACCCGACGGTCGGCTTCGACTTGAGGCCCGCACCGCCGACGTTGAACCGGTCGTCGGCGAGGTTGTTGTTCACCTCGAACTTGAAGTCGCGGAGGTCCGTCGCCGCCGTCGCACCCGTCGCGAGCGCAGTCGTCGTCGGCACCGTCAGGGTGCCGGCGTACATCGCCGACGAGTCCTTGAACGAGTAGATCGAACCGGTCGCCAGCGTCGGGTAGGTGAGGGACGCGAACGACTGCGCCGTGTCCAGCGCCCGCACGTCGAAGTCGAACGAGAACGTCGGCAGGTCCGCGTTCGACCCGTCGAACGACCACTGCGACACCATGCACCCGAGGAACGAGTAGGGGTCGATCGTGCCCGACGTGGTCCGCGGCACCGACTTCTGGATCGACAGCGACGCCGGAGTGTCACCCAGGGTGTAGTTCTGCTGGTAGGTGGAGCCCGACACCAGCGTCGACGCGGACGTGCCCAGCGCCGCGTTCAGCAGCAGGCCCATGCCCTTCGTCGCAGCCGGCACCGTCAGCGAACCCGTACCCGCCTTCACGGTGTCCACGGAGCGGTACGCGAGCTTCGTGCGCGCCGACACCTTGAGGCCCTGCCCGTCGACGCGGACGGGCTCGTAGTTGAACGACTCGTCATCGAACTCGTAGGCGCGGGTGCCGGCCACGTAGGTGCCGTAGGTCGACTCCTGCGCGACGTTGATGCTGCAATCCTGAGGCGTTGCCACGTGTCAGCCCTCCTGGGCGTCGGTCTTGCCGGACTTCCCGGCGGGGGCGTAGTTGGTGACGTCGGCGAGCAGCCCGGCAGCCACGTCGGCGGGGGCGTCGAACTCGTCCCCCGGCTGCACGTTGTCGAGCCCGACGGACGGGATGTCGACACCGACGATCGGGCCGACGTACTTGATGCGGGGCACGTGGTCTCCTAGATGTGGACGCGGGCAGTGAGCTCGACGGTCAGGTCAGCGGTGCGGGCGACGGCGGCGTCGTCCTCGTCGGCGGTCTCCACCAGTTCGACGGACGACACGACACAGTCGATGACCGTCCCGCCGACCGTGACCTGCGTTGACGAAAGGTTGCCGGCGTCGGTGAGGTACGCGCCCAGCAGCCCGAGCAGGTAGTAGGCGCGCTCCGTGATCGACTGCTGATCGGCGCCGCCGAGGGTGCACAGGAACTGGACCTGCAGCGTGATGGTCTCGAGGCGGCGGCGCTGCGACCCCATCAGCGGGTCGCCCATGTCGCTCGACGCGTCGCCGATGAGCACCATCTCGTCGCTGTACGACGTCGGCCAGCCGTAGAACACGGCAGGCGAGTAGTCCCCCGACGCCGTCGTCAGCGACGTGTAGAGACCCTGGCAGGCGGTGAACAGGGCAGCCTTGAACGCCGGAACCGCAGACACGCCGCTCATGCGAAGCCCGGCATCCGGCGCGCCATCGACGGGGCGCACAGTTCCATCACGCGCTTCGGGACCGCGAAGCCGCTAGGCGTCCACGACATGTCCGGAACCGCGCCACCGAGGGACGGTCGCCCGCCCTGCTGCCCGAGCTGGTACAGGAACGACACCTCCTCGCGCGCGGCGAGGATCACGTTCGGGTCGATGCTCGAGGCGCCCGTCGCGTAGGTCACGACGACGTTCTGCCGACCCCATGTGAACGACGAGTCCCCCGTCGACCCGGAGTAGACGATGCCGGCGGTGAGGTTCGCGACATAGTCCGTGGTGGCGACACCGCCGACCGTTACCGACGTGATCGACGCGGCACGCTCGGCGAGGAGGAGCGCATTCCCGCCACCGTCGAACGTCTGCGTCTTCGTCGACGACAGGACAGCGCCGACGATGTCCTCGATGATCTCCGTGGTCGCGGCGATGTAGAGGCGCAGCTCGTCGTCGTTGACGCGGGCACCGGCGGGGGTGTTGAGCGCGGCCTTCGCATCCGACAGGCTGATGATGAACCGCGGGTCGGCGGGCCACACGTCGGCGACGTCGGACCAGGGCAGCGCACCCGAGTTCGTGCCCGACCCGGTGAACGTGAACCGGTGCCTGCCTGCGGAGGTCGTGACGTAGGCGCCCTGGTAGTTGCCGGTCGACGGCTTCGTGACGGTCGCTGTCGTGGTGGTGCCGTCGGGCTTGGTGACGGTGCAGACCGGGTTGCCGCCGCCGAGGTCGGCGAGGACGCCCGTCGAGTCGTACACCTTGAGGGCGACGGTCGCGGTCTGCCCGACTTCGTAGGTCGTCACGGGTCAGCCTCCGGCGCGTGGGGTGGACGGGGTGCCGCCGGCGATGGCGGGTGCTGCCGGGGTGCCTCCCCGCGCGGGGGGTGGGCCGGTCGCGAGTTCGACGTGCGGGGCGGCGGGAGTGCCACCAGCGGCGCGGCCACCTTCGGGGGGTAGCTCGAGGACGAACGAGACGGTCGCGCCCTCGGCGGTCGACGTGCTGGCGAGGGTGGCGAACGTCGCCGCGCCCGCCATCAGTGCGACACCGCCGTCGGCGTCCGCTACCGCGACGAGGGTCGTGAACGTGGACGCCCCGGTGAAGGTGGCACTCCCGCCGGTCGCTGCATCCCCGCCGACGACGGCGGTGAAGGCCGACGAGGCGACGAACGACGCCGACCCGCCCGCGGCGCTGTCGCCACCGGCAGTGGTCGCGAAGGTGGCGTCGCCAGTGACCGTGAACGAGGCCGACGCACCCGACGCGGCATCCCCGCCGACTGCGCCGGTGAGGGTGGCGTCGCCCGTCAGGGAGGCGGCTGCACCACTTGCAGCGTCCCCACCGACAGCGGCGGTGAAGGCCGAGGAGCTAGTGAACGAGGCGGCGGCGCCGGATGCGGCATCGCCACCGACTGCGCCGGTGAACTGTGCGGTGCCCGTGAAGGACGCCGACGCACCAGAGGCGGAGTCCCCGCCGACGATGGTCGTGAACGTGGCGTCCGGGCTCGTACCCGTGAAGGTCGCGGACCCGCCGTCAGCGGAGTCGCCACCGACGACGCCTGTGAACGTCGACGACGCCGTGAAGGACGCCGAGCCGCCGTCGCCCGTGTCCCCGCCGACTACGCCCGTGAACGCCGACGACGCCGTGAACGATGCAGCCGAGCCCGCTGCCGCGTCGCCGCCGATGGCGCCGGTGAAGGTCGCCGTACCAGTGAGGGACGCCGACGCGCCAGCCGCAGCATCACCGCCGACCGCACCCGTGAAGGCCGACGACGCGGTGAACGATGCGCTTCCGCCGCTGGCACTGTCGCCGCCGACCGTGGCTGCAAACGTGGCGTCGGCGGTCGCGACGGCCTTGAGCTCGACACCGATGACGGTGTTCTCATCCGACGACGACCACGACCAGGAGGCCGTTGAACCGGACGTCTGGTACGAGGAGTACCACTGCTGGTTCGTCGACGACTGGTGCGCGCCGATCGTCGTCTGCGACCCGCCGGGGGTGGGCGCGGACGTTGAGCGCAGGCCGAGGAACGCGACGAAGAACGGGACCGAGCCCGTGGACACGGACTGGCTCGTACCCGTCGTCGCGGTCGACGACGTCTGCGTCCCGAACGGGGTGGTGGTGTCGACGTTCGTCCACCACGACGCCGACAGCGTTTGGAGGACGACGCCGGACAGGACACCGCGCAGCGTCCACGTACCGGCGGGCGGGTTGACGAGGTAGTAGATCCGCTGCCCGCGACCGGTCGACGTGGCCGACGAGTTCGCCGCCGCACCGACCGTGGTCAGTGCGAGGTTCGCGCCTGCAGGGTCGAGCGTCACCGACGTCGGGGTGACAGTCGGGACGTAGCCCTGCTGAACGATGAGGATGGACTGCGACGACGGGATCGTGATGGTCAGGTCGTAGGTCGACGCACCGGTCGTGGAGTCGCCCTCGGTGTGACCGGTGAGCGACGGGGTACCCCCGCTCGGCGGGTCGTCCGCCACATCGGCGTCGAACCAGGCGACCGTGTCGAGGTAGGGCGACCACCAGGCCGCAGCCCGGTCGAACGCGGGGTCGTAGACGGCACGCATCTACGCTCCCGGGGCTAGAGGACTTCCTGGTAGTACACGACCGACCCGGCCTTGCAGACGATCGCCGAGGAGGACACCTCGGACGCGAACCGCAGGATCACCGACCCGGTCGAGGTGGCTTCATAGAAGCCCTCGACGGTGCCGTTGTTCGCTCCGGTCGCGGCGCTGGTCGCGTTCGACGCCGCAGGGAGGTCGTGGGACCCGAGGCCCTCGTTCGTCGTCGACGTCGTGGACGTGAGCGAGTACTTCGACCGGTAGCGCATCGTGCCGCCGGGGCCACTGATCGACCAGCGCGAGCCGGTCGTCGTCGCCGCAGACGTGTACTGGAAATCGAACCGGAACCGGTACTTCTTCCCCGACGTCACCGGGAACGACAGCCCCGTCACGTCGGCGATCGTGTTCGCCGTCGCGTTGTTGTTCGTCACGTCGGAGGCGAGCACCGCGGCCGACGACGCCGACGAGATCGCGTTCGCGCCCTGGTTCTGCGACGTCTTCACCGCACCGGTCGCGGCGAGGACCTGGAACCCGACACCGTCGAGGAACTGGATCACCTCGTCAGGCCCCAGCGTCGCCTTGAACACCTCGGCCACGTTGGTGCCGTCGGTATGGCGCACCGTCACGTTGTTGCTCACCGATGCGTGGGTGTTGCGGATGAGCAGCGACTGCACGTTCCGGTACGTCGACGCCGCCGGGGCGGCCACGACGTCGGTCGTCGTCGCCGTGGCGATCGCGACCGTGTTCGTCCGCCCCGGCGTCACCGTGCCGCTGGCCGAGTCCAGCCACGTCGCGTGCACGTCGATGTCACCGGAGGCCGAGGTGACGACCTGGATCTTGTCCGACGTGCTCGTGAGCAGCAGCATGGGGCTACGCCACCGTGATCTTGAGGCCGGCGCCCGCAGGGTTGTCGACCGTGAACGTGCCCGCAGTCGACGCCACGTCAGACGCCTCCGTGCAGTACGCCACCAGCTCGTCCGCCGACGACGCACCACCACGCGCCTTGTAGAGCACCGCCGTGCGGGCCGTGATCGTCGCACCCGTGAACGCCACATCCGACAGCGACACGCGCACCTCGTTCGACGCCGTGTCATACGACGTCGACAGAGTGCAAGCACCGCCACCAGTGGCGTAGGTGCCCGACGCGCCGACCTCGTTCGTGACGTCGTTGCGGAAGTCGTGCGCGTCCTGGTCCGGGGTGTACGTCGACGTCGTGAGCATGATCTTGAACGAGTCCGTGTTCAGATCGATGCTGCCGTTGAGGACGTTCAGAAGCCCGGGTCCGTACCACTTCCACGTGCCTGCCATGAATCAGCCCTCCTGGGCGGTCTGCTGCGACTTGCGGGGGGTGCGGCGGGTCGGCTTCAACGCGTCCGCGGCGGTCTCCGCCTTCGGAGCGACAGCGGCCTCGAGCGGGGCGGCGTCGTCGTCCGCGTAGGCGGCGAGACCCATCGCGACGAGGTCGTGCGCCTCCGCTGCGGGGACGTCGATGGACCCGCCCACGTCGGGCCAGTCCACGCCGTCACGGGCGCCAGAGATACGCCCACGCATCACGATTTCCATTGGTTCTCCTCATGCCGAAGGCCCCGCCGATTGGCAGGGCCTTCGTGTGGTCGATGA